GACCGCTTGACCCTGCCCACCCCTGGAACCGGAAGCAGCCCTCAGCGCCTCGCTGACGCGGTCCTATGCCCCGTCCTGACGGGAGGGGGGGGGTTCAATCTTTGGCCGGGATGGGGATCTGGACCGGCTGGGGCCTGCCATTGCGCTGGGAATAAAAAACGGAGGGGGGGTTTCCGGCCTCACGCCCCCTGTTTTGGAACGAAAAAATGGCACTCGATGTGATCGCGGGGCCTGGGATGGATGTCGAGGAGCCCGATTGGGAGCTTCTGATCGCTGACCGGGCCGATGGGCTGCACGAAAAGCTGCGCGGGATGGCGCGTCGGGAGTGGTCGCGGGTCTGCGGCGAGCTTCGCGACATGCAGACCCTGGCGGCGGTGAACCGTCATGCCGTCCAGAGGCTGGTGATCGCCTACATCCGGTACGACCTGGCCGTCGCCAAGGTGATGCAGGAGGGCGCGGTGGTTGGATCGGCCACTACCAACGTCCCCCAGCTCAGCATGTGGCAGGTGGAGATGCGGGCGGCCGACAGCGACGCGACCGGCGCGGAGATGGAACTGTGTTTGAGCCCGCGCCGCCGCGGCGCTGCCACCAAGGTGCAGAGGAAGGCCAAGCGTGTCACGGCGGCGGACGGCTATCTGAAGAGGGCGGGAAATGGCTAGCAAGCCATGCGCGCCGCCGAGTGGGACTGAGGCTCCTTCGTTCCACTGGCTGCGCTACGTCGGAGGCGCCCTCTGGCCGTGCCGCTGGACCGGCTCGTCATGGCAATTCATTGGCCGTGAGGTGGACTTGGCTGAGGGTGATCCGCGGCTCTTGAGCAAGATGGGGGTCGAATACGTTGGGCCGCTCCCGCCAACCTGATCCGACCACCGCCTGGGCGCAGGATGTCGTCTCGGGCAAGATCATAGCGGGTGAACTGGTCCGCCATGCTGCGGAACGGCACCTGCGGGATCTGAAGGACGGGCCGGCGAGGGGTCTGCACTGGAGCCCTGAGCAGGCGGCGCATGCCATCGGGTTCTTCCCGGCGGTCCTGAGCGTCACGGCCGGCGCCAAGGCCGGTCAGCCCTTCACTCTGCTGCCCTGGCACCTGTTCTCTGTCGGCAACATCTTCGGCTGGCGCCGGGCGGACGGGCTGCGGCGGTATCGGACGGCCTGGCTGGAGACCGGCAAGGGGCAGGCCAAGAGCCCGCTGATGGCCGGCGTGGGCATCCTGCTCATGGGCTACAGCAACATCGAGCGCGCCGAGGTCTATGCCATCGCCGGCAGCAAGGATCAGGCGAACGTCCTGTTCAAGGACGCGGTGGCGATGTGCCGGGCCCAGATCCCGGGCGAGGAGCCGGGCGACACGCTGGAAGCGCGCGGCGAGGTGGTGATCCGCGGCACCGGCGACATGGCCTGGAAGATCGAGCATCCGGAGAGCCAGTCGAAGTTCCAGGCGCTGGCGGATGGCGACAGCATCTCGGGCCCGCGTCCCGCCGGGGTGCTGGCGGACGAGATCCACGAATTCAAGTCGGCCGCGCCCATCGAGCTCTGGTCGGCGGCGCTGACGAAGATGCCGGGTGACCCGCTGATGATGCTGGGCACCAACACGCCGGCGGCGGACCAGATGGTGGGCACGGAGTATTCCGAGCTCTACCAGAACGTGGTGAAGGGCACCTTCAAGGACGACACGTCCTTCGTCTTCATTGCCCGGACTGACCCGGGCGACGACCCTTTCGAGGATGAGACCTGCTGGCCGAAGGCGCTGCCGGCGCTGGGGATCACCTATCCGGCCGACAATGTGCGGAACGAGGTGGCGAAGGCCCGCGGGCTGGCCAGCAAGGCGCTGTCGGTCAAGCGGCTGTTCTTCGGCATCCCGGTTGGATCGTCGGAATACTGGATCGACGAGGATTTGTGGGACAGTGCGCTGGGTAAGGTCGATGACGCCGACATGGTGGGGAATTCCTGCTGGCTCGGCCTCGATCCATCGCAGCGGAACGACCTGACGGCGCTCGGCAAGGTGTGGCGGGACCGCACAGGTCATCTCTACGCCCGCATCGACTACTGGAAGCCCAAGGACGGGCTGGCCGACGCCGAGGCGAAGGACAAGGCGCCCTACCCGCAATGGGTGGAGGAGAAGCTGCTGAACGCGGTCCCAGGGCGGACCATCAGCATGAGCTTCGTGGCAGCCGAGGTTGAGCGCATGACGGTGCAGCACCGGGTCGAGGCGATGGCCTTCGACCTGGCGCACTTCAACGGCTTTCGGGATGCCGCCTCAGAAGCGGGGTTCGCGACCTGGGAATACCAGGGGCCGAAGGAGCCGGAAGGCTCGGGGCTCAAGATGATCCGCCATGCGCAGGGGCAGCGGGGGCTGCATTCAGAGAAGCAACTCTGGATGCCTCGCTCGGTGCAGGCGCTGGAGGATCTGATCCTCTCTGGCGGCATCACGATCCATGACAGTGCGGTGACGCGCTGGTGCTCGGGCAACGCCACGCTGATCAGCGACGGGCAGGGTAACAGGTTCTTCGACAAGAAGCGGTCACGGGGCCGCATCGACGGGATGACCGCCCTGGCGATGGCAATCGGGGCGGCAACGTCCACCGCACCGGCCCCGGCGCGCTCATTCTGGCAAGACGCTTAACGGCAGGAGGCCGATCGTATGGGTTTCCTGTCACGCCTGCTGGGGCGGGAGGAGAAGTCTGCGCCGCGCTACGGCTCGCTGGAGCTGTTCCGCGACCTGCTGACCTGGGGGCGCTCCTCCAAGGCTGGCGTGACCGTCAACACTGAGACGGCCATGCAGGTAACGGGCGTCCTTGCCGGTGCCCGCGTGCTGGCCGAGGACGTGTCCGGCCTGCCACTGCGGATCTACGAGCGCCGCGGAACGTCGCGCGTGGCGCTGGATGATGAACTTCAGGCGCTCCTGGACATGCCGAACGAGTGGCAGACCGGGCAGGAGCTGCGCGAGCAGCTGATGCTGCATGCGGTGCTCGCTGGCAACGGCATCGCCTGGAAGAACGTCGTCCGCAACCAGGTGGTGGAACTGCTGCCGCTCCAGCCGGGGTGGGTGACGACGGAGCAGCGCAAGGATTGGGGTATCGTCCATCGCGTGCGCTTGCCGGATGGCACGACATTCGACCTCAAGTCATCCGAGGTGGTGCATCTTCGTGGGCCGAGTTGGGCAGGGTTCAGCGGCCTGGAGGTGATCCGGCTGGCTCGGGAAGCCATTGGCCTGTCGATCGCAACCGAGGCGGCGCATTCCACGCTGCACTCGAATGGGCTCCATACCTCGGGGCTGTATTCGGTCGAGGGCTCCCTACAGAAGCCGGACTATGACCTGCTGCGGGCTCACATCGAGGCCAACTTCATCGGTGAAGAGAACCGCGGCAAGCCGCTGATCCTGGACCGCAATGCCAAGTTCACCCCGATCAGCATGACCGGCGTGGACGCGCAGCACCTGGAGACGCGGCGTTACCAGATCGAGGAGATCGCGCGGGCGCTGCGGGTGTTCCCGCAGATGATCGGCCACACCGACAAGGCCAGCACCTTCGCGTCCGCCGAGGCCTTCTTCCTGGCACATGTGAAATACAGCGTCCTGCCCTGGGTCAACCGCTGGGAAGGGGTCATCAAGCGCGACCTGATCGGCCGTGACCGCCCACGGGTCTTCGCCAAGCACAACGTCGCGGCCCTGGAGCGGGCGGACATCAAGACCCGCTACACGGCCTATGGCCAGGGCATCAAGGACGGCTGGCTGCTGCGCAACGAGGCGCGCGGCTGGGAAGAACTGGATGAGATCGACGGCCTCAGCGAGCCCTTGCAGCCGCTGAACATGGCGACGCCGGATCAAGCCGCGCAGGAACAGGACACGGGAGGCGAGCCGAGCAAGGGCCGCCGCCCTTTCGCCGCTGAGGAGCGCGCGAGGACCTTCCTCCGGGACGCGCTGGGGCGCTTCGCCAGCTTCGACAGCATGCTGGCGGCCGTCCTCGCGGCGGTGCATCCCACAGGCGCCCTGGCCCGTATCGGCAAGCTGTCGAAGAAGGACCGGGCAGGGCTCAAGGCGGCTGGCCTCCGCTGGTCTGGCGGCACCATTCACGCTGAGGATCGGGTCCTGAAGAAGGCCATGCGTCAGGTCGGCACCCGGAAGCCAGCTACCGCGGCTGATCTGCGGGCCATCCCCTCGGTCATGCGGCCATCTGGGGGCAAGAGCTATATCGACCGGGCGAACGGCACACTGGTGCGGGTCCGGCCTGCCGGAGACGCGGAGGGGATGGTCGTGAAATACGTGATCCGCCCCTCGGCGCCGCAGGGCGGCAACCGTCTGGTAACGGTGCAGCGGATGCCGGCGGCGGCCATCGGCAACACGACGCAATACGAACCAATCTGAAGGAATTCCACCGGGTGAGGGGGCGCCACATCCCCATCCGTCCAACGGCCCGAGGGCCAAGCGACGCGTCGGTATAGCGACTTTCCGGGCGTCACCCGGTGGAAACCGAAATATGGGGGTTTTGGCCCCCAATCTCAAGGAGAATGCGATGCGCTGGGGAGCTGCAAGCCGGGCGACCGGCGCTGCGCTGGAGGTGCGCGACGGCTTCGGGGGCCGCAAGACCCTCGATTTCGGGCTGGAAGTGAAGGAAGTGGCCGCCGACGGCACTTTCTCCGGCTACGGCTCCGTGTTCGGCGTCCTGGACAGCTATTCCGACCGGATAGCGCCGGGGGCCTTCAAGGCTTCGCTGGCGGAGCACCGGACAGCCGGCACGCTGCCGGCGCTGCTCTGGCAGCACGACCAGCGGCAGCCGATCGGGGTCTATACGTCGATCCGGGAGGATGAACGGGGCCTCCTCGTCGAGGGCAAGCTGGCCCTGAAGACCCGGCAGGGCGCCGAGGCGCACGAACTGCTGCAAATGAAGGCCATCTCCGGCCTGTCCATCGGCTTCGCCACTGTGAAGTCGGAGCGGGACGAGAAGAGCGGTGTCCGCACGCTGAAGCAGGTCGACCTCTGGGAAGTCTCCCTGGTCACCTTTCCGGCGAACGGCGCCGCGCGCGTCTCCAACGTCAAGGCGGCGGATCGCATCCGCCTGCCCAAAGAATTCGAGGCCTTCCTTCGTGAAGAGGGCGGGTACTCGCGCAGCGAGGCGCGGGCCATCGCCAGCGTCGGCTTCAAGGCTGCCATGGATCTTCGGGACGAAGAGGCGGGCGGCGTGTCGGACCTGATGGACAGCCTGCGGGCGCTCCAAGGGTCCATTTCGACCACCTGAACAACCCGCCCTGAGGAGGGCATCATGTCCAACCGACACAATCTGGCGGGCGGCACGGCCCTGCGTGGCCGCGCGCCTGCTCTGGAGCGCCGCGAGGCGGGGGAACCCGGCCTTGTCGAGGTGAAGTCCCTCATCGAGGGCATCAGCCGGCGCTTCGAGGAGTTCAAATCCGCCAACGACCGCCGACTGAAGGAGGTCGAGCAGAAGGGCGCGCCCGACCCGGTCACGACCGAGACGGTCAACAAGCTGGAGGGCGAGGTCAAGAAGCTCTCCGACGAGTTGGTCGAGATCGGCAAGAAGGCCAACCGCATCCCCGGCGGCAATGGTGCGCCGGTGGGCGCCATGGACACCCCGGAGAAGCGCGA